CTTTCCACAAATACTGTACACGAGAACCATACAGCGGAGTAAAACAAAATCAACATAAAAACTAAAGAAACCTATACATGCGTACAGGAAGAATAATAAAAGAAAATACGATATAAGTATAAACAAACATATACTAAAATCCAATTGTGATGGGTAACATCACAGCTTGACCCCCCTCATCTGCGCGTACGCTGGAAAGTCGTTCGCAAGAGTAAGATAAGCGTTGATCAGTCCAACAATGTCGGCGGTCCGCTTGTATCTATGACAAACCCATGCCTGGATAGCTTCGGGTGCGCCGAGTCTATTGTAGATACTAACCTTATCGCGAAACGATTGAAACTTCTCATTTATAACCTCACGTTCATTGGAAGTACGCTCTCCTTGCAACTCGAGAAGTTTCACCGGGTCCGGGAAGTACATCAAGGCATTATCGAGTGGAACGAAACCCCCAGAGCTGAAACCCGGAACCTCATCCATAATAATCTTACTCTCGAGGTTGAAATATATACCGAGTTTCTGCGCGGCTTTGACACCATCCTCGTTGTCGAACGTCCCAGGGGCCAGGAACACCACATTGTCATCACCTTTTGCTATGAGAGCTTTAATCTTTTCCGGTCCGACACAGTGGAATACGGAGATAAAATTATACACTAGGTTGCCGAACATAGTATCAACGTGCCCGGATTTCCGCTGCATAGCAATAATAAAAGACAAACCTGCGGCCCTCGACCTGACGGTACCAACAAACGATTTCTTCAACTCCTCCGTCACCTCTACCGACACTCCCAACTTCAACAGGAACACTACCTCAATTACCATAGCCAGGAGTGACTGAGATTTGTCGTACATCGTAGAGTCACCCTCCACCGAAAGTTTTCCCAATATATTACTTATGTTCTTTGTCGCCCACTCGGATATCTCGTCATCAGATACCCTACCAGCACTAAAAATATTATCCTTCAAAAGACCGTCAAACCTCTCGAAAGCTTTCCTGAAGACCCCAGACAATACCGCTGTTTCCTTCTTCGTCTGGTGCACCACGACCTGCGGTTGTCCCAGCTCACGTTGGGCAGTAACTGATAATTTAGGTTTAACGCGCCCCTTAAGTATACTGGTGTACTTTTCAAACCCCAATTCCACCAGCTCTTCCGGTATATCACCCAAGAGAGCCTTCATGTACGCTTCATTTTTACCCGCAGCCCAATCATTATAAGAATTCACATTCAATTGAATAGGACTTTGCTGGTACTGTTTGAGAATTTTTCGCGCACCAGGTATACACGCCTTGGATATAAATTCCTCTACTAGCCTATCGGCAAAAGACCATACGTCCGTAATCGCGTGTGTGTCCGGGACAGAAAAGTTTCTTTTTGCACTCGCTAGGATGGAGTCGACAAGACCACCGCGCCCGACAGGTAACGCGGCCGTCCTCAAGGGCATATGCGCGTGCACGGTTTCAGCCCGAACGTTATCCATCCCGATGTTAACC